AGCTTGCAGAAGAGTTGGAGCGTCTAGGACGTTAGTCTTCTTTTGCTAGCTCAATCAGCTGTTTAAGTTCTGTAAATGATTTGCGCTCAATGCGAACATCACCAATGCCATAGATAAGCGCCATATCAATTGAATCTGAGTGGGTTTTCTTGTCATGAAGCGCTGCGCTGTAAAGTTCTTCCACAGTAAATGAAGTGCTGGTAGGAAGGTTATATGACTGCGTGAGTGTAATGATGTTCTCTGCGTCTTCAACAGAACAAAGACCAAGCTTGGAACAGGCTTTTGCTAACAGGGAAGTTCCAGCAGCCACACAGGAACCGTGTCCAAGTTCAAAATTGCCGAGCGTCTCAATAGCATGGCCAAGTGTATGGCCCAGATTGAGCAATTTTCTAGACCCTGCTTCTTTGAAGTCTGCGTCAACGATTGACTTCTTTATTTCGATACATGCTTGAATGAGCTCTTGTCTATGCGGTACGTCGATGACCTGCACAGGGTTTCTCGCCAAAGAGATTTTATTGAAAAGATAGAATATGTATTTATTCTTGGGTTGTTTCTTGGGCCTTTTATCACTCCTTTCTAGCCGTTGACACCAGCAAGGCCTTTGGCTTTTTTTAGTAATGCGATATCGATAAGAAAGAGGGTGTTTCACATCCTTTTTTCTTAAATTTGCTGGGTTTCGTTGAGCAAGGTCTGTCAGCTTGCTCGGTGTTGAAAAGTGTTCAAGCCACTAAAAATCTATTTTTCTTTTTTTAGTGTTTGACAGACAATGGCTGGCAAGAGGAATCGAGCCCCTTGTACAACCGTTCCAGCCTATAGATACAGTGAAATCATTTTTTGGAGATTTTCCTCCTTTGATTTGAAATAATAAAAGAATTATGGAGATTTCTGACCTATATCTATTGCAGGCATAAGCCTTGAATAATCACGCCACCAGTATAGACGTTTTAGATTTGGTGGGTAAAATCTATTAAGGGGGATTCCTCTTTTCTAATTGTTTATTTACTGGATTTGGGTAGCATCCACGACCAGTCACGCTTCTGCTGATTTGAATGAAAAGAAATCAAAAGGCTCCTCTTTTCCGTATATAGATTGACTGGTAATAGCTAGCGAGGGAGTCGAACCCTCACTAGCTACACGCCTAACGCATAGGCTTTATATAAGGCTTTTCTGACAGCGATTTTATCCATGCCTGTCTTGCCTTTGGTGCGATATTCAAGCATAATGCGATCAGCATCGTCATCCAGCTTATCGGGCCAGTCATAATGATTGAAAACATAACTAGCAATCTCGCTGAATAACTCTCTGGAAAGTAACCCTTCCATTTGGATTGCCTTCAAAGGTGTTAGGGCAGCTTTCTCCACATAACAACAATTGAGGTCGTTCTGGGTTTTGTTAGCTTTCTTCTTATCGCACCCTTTAATGTCTCTAATGTACTTGTTTAGATCGTTAGGGTGTTCCTTGCGTAGTTCTTCCACTTCCTCACGGAATCGCTTAAACAGTTCTTCTGGTAGCCCTGCGTTGGTTTTGTCCAAAACTGGGCGCGTGGTTTTACCTCTAGTGTAATTCTTGGATAGATATGCTTTAAGGTCATGATACAGCTCGTCAGAAATGATACCTTCTAGCCTATCGACAGTTTGAGGTGAGATCCTCGCACGTTCAACGACTGCACTGTTGAGCGCTTGCAAAATGATAATCGCTTGTTTCTCACTGCACTGTCTCACTTTTTGGAAATGTTGCTTGTAATCTCTCAGATGTGCTAGTTTTAGTGCTACACGCTCATTGACTAGCCGCTGATGTAATTCTGGTGTCAGTCCTGCATATTGGTATGTTTTACTCATGAGCTCACCTCTTTATCACTTCACGGTCGGTCAAATATCCCTCTAACGTCACGCCAAAGATTGCGTCGGTGGTAAATTCATATTGATAGCTCGTTATAAACACTGTTGTTAACATTCTTTGACCCCGTGGGTCTACGCCGGCGATAATAGCCGCATCTTTATTGAAACGTCCATTTTCAAAAATCTCATTGTAAAGTTTTGAAATGTTTCTCATTACTGATTTCTTTCGTTGTCGTTTGTTCATTTTTTCACCTCTGCCAGCTCTGAATTTGTGTGTATGTTTCCGATGATTTCAATTTCAAAAATATCCGTGTTAAACAAATCATATAGAGGAGTTTCTTCAACCTTTCTTTCAGTCTCTTTAGAAACAAACATTGCCTTGTCTTTATTGAAAGATACAACTTCCAACCAGCTTGATAGGTTGGTTACTTTAAGAATATCCCCCTCAAAGATTTCCTTGCCATTCTTGTCTCTGAGTCCGGTTGACTGCATGAGTACATAATTTTTTATGTCTTCTTTTACAACATTTCCATTTTTGTAAGTTGCTTTGATAATTTGTCCATCGAAAACCAGTGCGTCAACTTGCACCATCTCTTTAAACTCTTTGTCCCACGCTCTAAATCTTGGAATCATTGCCCTCTCCCTTCCTAAGCCTCTACTACTGGAAAATGGATTTCCCCGACAACAAGAGAGGCCACGCTATAATAATAACCACCATTCCCGTCATTAGCTTCACATTCAGCTAGGGCTATAGGGTTTTGATTATGATAAATAGTGACTGTGTTCTTACTTTCTGTTGTTCCACCACCGATTTCCTCTGTTACTTGTTCACCAATTTTTACATCGGTAATAATAGCGTCTAGCTTGACATCTTTGAACTCCCCGCCCGCATAGGCGCAACAATCACTTTCTGACATTTCAATAGTGACCCTTGTGCCATCTTCAAGCAACAGAAAGTCTTTATCCCATTTCACGATGCGCTTGTGGAGCAACATCTCTTTAAGTTCTTCTAACGAGCCATACCTTGCATTCTCCCAATCGGGCTCGCAGTAGTTTGGTAGTTTAATGGTTTCTGTCATCTCAACTCCCTCTCTCCTTCAAATAGCTAGGGATATCATCCCCGACGTTAACCGCATCGTATTGCTCCTTGCTGACAAGGAATTTCCCGTAAGCCCCACAATCAATCGTGTAGAGATCATTAATCTTCTCTTTCCCAGTCACTTTTCCGTGCATTTCAGAACCAGCGTTATCTACCCGATGGATAGTTACTGTCTCTACCCTGCGTGGCACTGTCAGAACGTAGTAGACTGACAGCATGTTGATAGCTAGTGATACTAGTAGTATGATTGTAGCTATCGTTAAATCTTTATGTTTCACTCATAACCCCCTTATATACCTTTTTTTAAAATCTCGCAAACCAAACTCAGAGGAATGTTCGACCTCTCGTTATAGGATTTCGTCCAATCTTGAAATTTGATGTCATTTGATTTCTTTTCATTTTTTAGATTCAACTCAATGTTCCCAGAAAATCGAGTAGGTTTAGAGATCGGATAATCATCATAGTTGTTGTACCTTGTATGATTCTCAAACGGAATTCGGAAACCTAACACTCTCTCAATGTATTGCCAAATTCTGCCGTGAGCTAGGTTCTCTATGATCCAATATTTTGGCTTATATCGTTTAATGATTTCAACTGTATTGAACACACACAATTCACCATTAATGCGTTTCATAAGCTGTTTATTTGGATAATATTGATATCTGTCATAATCCTTATGATCACGAACGGTAAATATCGACAAGGGTTCTTGTGGTTGAAACAAAGAATCACCTCGCTCTTGTTTCCAACACGCATTCCCTCTATCCATAGCACTAGCATTAGACCAACTTTCACACGGTGGGCTAGCGATAATCAGATCAGGTTTAGGCAATTTGTCCAATGTGTCAAATAGGGTGTTATCTCCAAACAAGCGGCTATAATCAGCTAAATTCAGATTGATAAAATGATGGTTTTTATTTTCAATATCAATACCTATTGGATAGATTTCAATATCTTTGCCCAGCTTCTTGACGCCTTTGGTGTATGATCCATTTCCACTATCGAATAATGCCCAGACAATCATTTTCAAAGATCTTCCTCCTTAACGAATGTGCCATTAATCATCTTTCCCTTTCTGTTCTTAATTTCTTCATACGCAATACCAAGACATTCGGTCACATCTAGGTCTAACTGGTGTGCTAGCACGATAATTGTTACTAGCGTGTCACCGATGGCATCCTTCAACGCTGCTTGCGGTTCCGTGAATTTAGTCGGTTTCAAGAGTACGTCTCGGATTTCTCCGACCTCCTCCGTGATTCGCATCCACTGAATTTTAGGGTCAGCTTGCTTCAAGTTGCGTTCGTCTGCCCAATGATTGATTTTAGTGATTAAATCTGAGAATGTTTTATCAGTATCGTAACCAAGTAAGTAAGGGATTGACACGTTGAAGTAGTCAGCTAACTTCTTAGCGTCACTTCTTTTGATTTCATGGGTGCCATGTTCCCAATTAAGAATGGTCAATTTTGTAACCTTAATTTTTTGGGCTAACTCCACTCTTGTCATTCCCCTCGATCTCCGTAACAGTTCAAGATTATTCATCCGTCACCTCCAGACAGCGTGCGCAAAGCATAAAGCACAGCTACGACCATCAAGACGAATTTAATCGTTTCCATCGTCCACCTCTTTCACTTCAACACCCGGGCAATCAAACACCCAGCCAAAACCAGCTTCTTCTAGCTCTTTGCGGGTAAACGATTGCGTTTTAATCTTCTTATCCACCCAATCTTCACCAAAATACCAATAATCGCCATTTTTTAATACACAATATTTATAGTCAATCCCCTTGATTCTAACCTCGTATTTAGCCTCTTTCTCGACCACATAGCCGAACTGGTGCATGTTGACGAGGGTAGTGATGGCTTTGTTCCTGCCAGTATGGTACATCCAGTATTTGAACTCGTCCCATTTCGTATCA